TACTGAGTTATCATTAAATTGTTTTACAATTTCTTTTACAGACGGTTGCTGTGAAATATAATCATCATCTGCTGCATAGTGAACTACAAGTCTTGGTTCTTGTTGTGAATAGTCAAAAGACCCCCACAAGTGATCACGCTCAGGTAAAAATAAACCTCTGATTTTACTACCTAATTCAGGGTTTCTAATAGGCATTTGTTGTAAGTTTGGATTAGCATAACTAAATCTTCCAGTTACTGTACCACCGGTATCAGATCGTATAGGGTTAATATCTGCATGAATCCTACCTTTGTGAACATGTTTTAAAATACTTTGTATAAATGTCGTATGCATCTTGTTTATTTCTCTGGCTTTTGCTATCTTCTTAACCAGAGGATGTTCATGTTCTTGAAGGAAAGTTTTTGTAAATGAAGGAGAACCTTTTGCAGTATTGGGATAAGTTAGTTTTAGTTTATCAAAAATTTTTGCAATGTTTCTGGCAGCCCATATTTCAGGTTCTATTCCTGTCTCTCTTTGTACTGTTCGCAATAATTCTTCTTCTTGTGAAATTAGCTGTGACTCAAGTATGTGTGCTTGCTCAACATCTACACGAACGCCGTTAAATTTCATATCAACTAAACATGGAAACAAATCTGTTTCTAATTTAAATACTTTATGTAAGTTTTGTTTATCAATTTCTTTTGTAAGTTCGTTATATAAATCAATTGTAATAGCAGCATCTTGTTCTGCATATCTTCCAACATACATTGCAGGAAGTTTATACATCTCTGCTTTAGGATCGATACCTGCGTTTTCTGCAGCTTCGTTTAATAATGTTTCATCTTTACTAACCTTTAGATAGTCCCAGGTTGCACTGTTAAGTGAATACCAAAATCTATTCTCGTCAATTAAAGATAACATCACCATGGTATCAATAATTTTACCTTTAATCTCGATCCCCGCTGCTCGAAGCCAGCTGACATCGTACATGGCATTGTGAAAAATTTTTGTATTATCCGCAGCACAAACTTCTTTCATGTAGGCCATCACCATACCCTTATCTAGATTGCCTGCTCGATGCGCGATTGGATAGTATCCAGACCATTTGAATCCACCTTCGTTAACTGCGAGTGCAATGCCAATAATTTCTCCATTACCTCTAACTGCACCTGATCCTTTAGATTTTAAATCTGGATCGCGTGTTTCTAAGTCGATGGCAACGTGTTTAAATTTAGATAAGTCAGGAAACTTATCTGGAGCATTCCATTCAATAGGTGTTTCAAACATTATTTATCCCACTCTTTTCTTAATCTATCAATTTCTAATTCACAGTAGTGAATAATTTTATTTAGATCTTCTATCTTATTTTTTTTAAGATATCGAACTGCGTATTTAATAACATTTCCTTGAAAAAAGTTCAAGTCATTGGACATGATAAAATCGTAAGGTTGAATTTTTATCTTGTAATGATTTCCTCCTTCCTGCTTATCTTTAGCTTCTTCTCTAAAAAAAGATTTATTTGTCATTGTATGTCTTCTCCTGTTGTATATTGATATTTAATTTCATTGCTCATGTAGAACAATTTTTTCTTTGCACGTGTCACTCCTACAAACCATACGCGATGTTCAGTATCTTTAAATCTATCACTCTTAATTGCTTGATGAAAAGGTTTGTAACTAATGTCTGTAAATAAAATAACATTGTCACATTCTTTTCCTTTGGCCTTATGAATTGTAGATACTGTAATTCTTGGATCTTGATGCAGGTCCTCACCTTTATCCAATAATCCTTGAATATAATTCTTTTGATCGTCTGACATTTTTAATTGCTTCCAATCTCCTTCAATTAGTAAACCATGATTTTCTTTCAACTCTTCTAATGAAACCGTATAGAGTTTTTCTAATTTCTTTGAGTCTGCATGTCCTCGAGATACATTCCCTTTACCATTATCCCATCTTATAAATTGCTCGTAAAGTAATGCAGCTTCTTCACCCGATACGCTTGCACCTTGATTTAATCTATCCCAAACTCTCCATGCTTTAATCATCTTTTCTGTAACTAATTCTGCTCTTGGACAAAAAAAATATTGTTCTTGAGATTCCAAATGTTCTATAATGTTGTTCTGTTGTTTATTAATTCTTGTTAAAATCATCCAGTTTTCTTTCTCAAAATCTATATCACCCAAATCAAGGTTATCAATAACCTCTCCTGGATCACCACCTCGAGGTAACCATTCCTTCTCAAGTCTTTCTGTGATATTACTTAACACATTCATGGCTTCTTTATGGATGTTTATGGGAACACGATTCGATTGAATTTGTGCATCTAACTCTCCCTTTAAATTTATAAACTCTGTAGGTGAAGCAGCGGTGAACGAAAAAATCGTTTGATCGTCGTCCCCTGCAATGTAAGATCTATCGCATGTAGATTCAATTTGATAGAACATCTTCCATTGCAGAGGATTCAGATCTTGTGCCTCATCTAAAAAGACTGCATCAAGGGACGGATGGCAGTCATTATCGATGAACTGTTTTATCATATCTGAGAACTCATACATTTTAGTGTCTCGTTTATAATCTTCTATATCTTGGTAAAGTTGTTTGGCAGCATCTATGTTGACATCATCTTGCAAACCCATTTCAAATGCCATGTGTCCAAGATCATCCCTGCCTTTTAATTTATTTTTTGTGTATTGAATTAATTTTAAAATATCACTGTTGTATTCATAATAACTTGAATCAGACCTTTCTTTACCACCAAAGTCAATATCTCCATGACCTTTTACAATTTTAAATTCATTCCATCTTTTATCTTTCAATAATAATTTTGGATCTAAGTTTAGTGTTTGTCTACCTAGAGCATGTAATGTAAATATTTGTATTTCGTTTCCAGGATATAATTTATTAATTCTATCTCTTGCTTCGTCAACTGCAGCATTACTAAAACCTACACATAAAATTTTAGATTGCTGTGTTTTGTATTCATTAATTTCTTTATTTAGATAATGATGAATTAATCGGTGTGTTTTACCCGTGCCTGGTGGTCCAGGTATTTTTATTCTATTTACTTTCTTCACGACTTACCACCTATAACAACTTGAAACGAAGCTTTCTTCTTTTTGTTTTCTCTTACAATCGGTTCATGTATCTTTTGCTCATCAATCTCAATTACTCTTGTTGTTTTGTTATCTATCTTTGGAGATTTTTCTCTACCATTATAAATATCAATAAACATTTTTTGTGTCTTGATGCTCGTCATTCGTCTCGAGTCCCAACCGTTTCTATTTAAGAATGTCCAATAGTCTGTCCATTTAAATATTGTTGTTCCATTCTCACTAAATGGTTTTCCTTTTCTTACATCAGAAATATCTTTACCTGGTGCACGTGTTGCAAATCTTTCAAATAAATCTTTCATTTGTACATCAAGTTTAGATGATTCTGGCGCAGGTATATCTTGTATGTCTTGAAATAATTTCTTTAATAACTTTCTCCATTGTAATTTACTTACCGGATCCATAATCTTTTGAGTCTGATTCATACACGCCATACCAAACTTATCCGGATTCCAGAGTGTTTCGTCATCACATTCAACCTGATCTCCGTCTATAGATACAACATAGATTGGTGGATCTGATTCATACTTCTCAATAGATCCTGGTGCAATTCCAGGAAGTTCTCCATCACCCACACCAAACTTAACCATTGCACATGCCATAGGATCACAATGACTATGCATAGGTTCTTGCTTACACTTATATAAATAATCTTCTTTTTCTACTGAATTAGAACACGTAATAACTTCGTCATCTGCAAGTGGTGGATCAAAATACTTTTGATTATATAAAAGCATTTTTGTTTTCCAATTCTTATCGAATCTTTTCTTAAGATATACACCTAGATGAAACAACACATCATTACGTCCACCTTCTTGAACTTTATTACTTAACAATGTTTTTAAACACGGTGGTATACCTTCGAAGTCATCGTTTGATTCTTTCTTTTTTATTTCAATATTAAAATTTTCTAACTGTTCTTTTGTTAGTGATCTAAAATCATACAATCTTAAAAACTCTTCTAACGACATTGCTTCTGCATTTTCGTTAAATGCATATCGTACCGTTCTTGTGCCACCATGATACGGAAGATTTAAATAACTCCCAACACTTTTATCTGATCGTTTTACATCTTGCTTTGGAATAATTTCTGATCCAGACTTACCAATAAATGCTGCAACCATTTTTAGTTTTGTTCTCATCAACGATGCAGGAACCCATTCGTTAGTAAAAATAAATAAATGTCCTCCACCTGACTTTGATCTAAATAATGTTGTAGGTAAATCTTTTGTCTTATTAATAATTTGTTGATGATCTAAATTGTATTCATCAATATCTACACAGCCCCAACGACATAAGTTATCTTCGTTAATTGGTATAATACCTAGTGCAGGCTCTTCTCCATCTAAATGTTTTTGATATAATTCTATAGTTGGTTCACTTCTTATAATACTATTTTTAGTTTCGTGCTTCCCGTCTCTCGGACGTATCTCTCCAGTCTTTGTTGTGATTCCATAGGCTGATCTTAGCCCATCAAATATCTCTCTAAATTTCTCTATCATTTGTCCCTTTATCTAGGGGCCCGATGGACTCAAACCACCTTTGGACCCCTATTAAGTTTTATTACTTACTATCTAGACTAGCGTGAAACTTTTTTGCTCTTTCATACAGAGCAGCATTTTCCACTGGCCCCACAAGTGATACATTGTAACCATACCATTGATTACCTTTACCACTATTGAGTACTGAGTTTAGCTTGTAAATATGGCTAAAAGATGCCGGTGTATAAGGACCGTCTTTACCATCTAAAGTGATACCCATCATCATTGAGTTCCACTTTCTGCTAACTTTTCCTTGTGATGAACTCAAAGAAATTAAAGCAGACTCTGCACTACCATTCTCCGCTAGGATCAAAACATAGTGCTGACCAACGGTTAAGATGTAATTACCGTTTGGTAATCTATCTTTACCCATGCCATCTTTTGTAGTTTTTTCTAGAATATCAGAATCATCACTAAAGATGTTTTCTGGTCTACCAGAACCTGTGCCATAATCAGCCCATTCTTGGTACTCTAGTTTGTAGTGACAAGGAATTACTTGAATACCTGCATCACCATTATACAGTTTTTTTGTAACTGTATTTAAGAACATACCAGGTTCAGCACCTTCTACGTAATTTTGATTACGCTTCTGTGCCTCTCCAGATCCGTTCTGTAAAAGTTTAAGAATAGGAAGAGCAACACTTTCACTCTTAACATTCTGTAAACCTGCAAATGCATCTGCTTCGAACATAGTTGCAACAGATGTATTTGACTTTTTTGCTACCGCTTGTTTTTGCGTTTCGCCTGTCATCGCTTGTTATCTCCTTTTAATTTTTGTTTGGTTACCCACAAACGTTTTAAAGTGCTCAGAGGGCAAGTCTTGTCCAGACTCAACTCGCTCTCTAAGCGTTGCCTTGAGTGTCTGAGGATTCACGCCAACCTTCTGGACAGGTTCGAATCCTTGACCTCGTGCAAGGGTCGCATAAGTGCTCGCCTTGTTATCTTCGCCACGACCAAAGGTAACGATGATTTCATTTTTAATGATATCACCTAGACCGTTATTACGAAGCCAGTTAAAAGCTGCTTCCTTATTTTCTTCAGGAATAGATGCACTGTAAAATTTTCCAACTTCAACAGTCTCACCATCTTTCAGCTTTAATTTTTTAATGTTCATTGTATCCATCATCTCAGGTATTTCTACTTGAGAAATGATACGCGCTTTTTCTTTTAATTTTTTAACCGATGCTTCTGCATTTGCAATTTCATCTTCTAGATCTTTTAACTCCATCACTTTTTGTGATAAAGAATTTGGATCTGCAACTGCCTTTACCGATTCTATTCTATCTTCTTCAAAATTTATGTTACTCATAATATATCTTTCTGTTAGAGTTAGGGATAATATAATCCCTTAAATTACGTTTGTCAAGTGTCGTCTGAAATTTTTTGGTATAAGTCAATCTCAATTGGATAATACCTTCTTTCTTGTTTGTCCCATTTTAATAAATTATATCGGCCATTAGTTATATCAGAAACAATAGAACATGCAACTCCGATAATAGCTGGGTCACCTGTAAGTAGTAAATAATCTTCTGGTGTATAATCTTTTAATAATTTTCTTAATTTAAAAACAAGTGGTCCTGCACTTAAAATAATTTGTGCGTTCTCTGGTAGTAAAACTTTTAAATCGCCAAACTCTCTTGCGCCTATAATATTTATTTTAGGACGACCTTCCCTAGTACCAGGGATGTCCTGGATGACATAAACTTTATTTTTCATTTCTATTGACTTAACTATACGAAATATTATATGCTGTAAATAGAAAGAATAAATTATTATGCATTACAAATTTAAAACAAAGCCATTCGAGCATCAACTTAAAGCCTTAGATATGTCTTGGGATAAAAAAGTTTTTGCCTATTTTATGGAGATGGGTACCGGTAAATCAAAGGTTCTTATCGATAATATGTCCATGCTCTACGATAAAGGTAAGATAAATGGGGCGCTTATTATAGCACCAAAAGGTGTGTATAAAAACTGGTTTTCTGGTGAAATACCTAATCATATGCCAGATCATATAGAGAAAACAGTTGTGTTGTGGGAAGCTTCTGGTGGTAGAAAAAAAGAATTAGAATACAAAAAACTATTTGAATCTAGTGATGACTTACAAATATTAGTTATGAATGTCGAAGCATTCTCTACTAAAAAAGGTAAACAGTTTGCCTGGAAGTTTTTAAATTGTCATCAAGCCATGATGGCTATTGATGAATCTACGTCTATAAAAAATCCTGGTGCACAAAGAACAAAGACAATTATTGAACTCGGTCAAGGCGTTAAATATAAAAGAATTTTAACTGGATCTCCTGTAACTAAATCACCGTTAGACTTGTTTACACAATGTTATTTTTTAGATCCGTGGTTACTAGATCAACAATCTTATTATGCATTTAGAACTCGTTATGCAAAGATGAGATCAATTAATGTATCAGGCCGTCAAGTACAGATTGTTGTGGGTTACAGAAATCTAGCTGAGTTATCTGAAAAAATAAAATTATTTTCATACAGATGTTTAAAAGATGATTGTTTAGATTTACCTAAAAAAACATTTATGAAACGTATCATTGAATTAACTGATGAACAGAAAAAATTATATAAAGATATGAAAGAAAAAGCTCTAGCTGTTCTTAATGGTAAAATGGTTACAAGTATGACTGTCATTACACAAATGATGAGACTACATCAAATTACCTGTGGTCATTTTAAATCTGATGAT